GAACATTGTCTACAAGACTTCCTTTGAATGGTTTTCTTGCTACAATTACTGGTTCGTATGCTGGTTTTAGGCAGGTTCCCCACCCAGACCACTTGTTTTGGGCTTTCTTTATGTCAGCACTTACTGTCTTAAATCCATTGTTTCTGTTTACTGCTCCGCAATCAAGACTATCAACAATCTTCCTATGCCCATCCAATAAATCCTTTGCTTGCTTTTTAAGTATGTTTAAATTCTTACCGACAACTGGACTTTCAACTCCATTTTTCTTATCAATAGCAAGACCGATGTTCATAGACTTGGGGAATCCACTATTTCCAGTTATGAAAATCTTTCCATTTCTTCTGGCAATAAAATTACCCTTTTCAGTTTCGATGCACCAAACATACCCATCATACGGAATAAACCTATCTTTAGTGTGTTTTCCCTGTACTTCTGTTGTAGGATTAGAGCTAATGGAACAACACATCTTGTCTGTGTTAATCCAGCCCTGTTTATTTGTCATATGAAGCAAAACTTGAAAAATCTCTAATTGCTCTAAATCATTTTGGTAAAATGCAGAATATCCAAATTTACTTCCATTTTTCGCACCATCACCTTCACAAAGACCTTTAATTAAGTATTCCTTATTCTTTGCAGAAAGATCAAGTAATCCCCAAACAATTTTCTTTTTTGGACAGAGTTCTTTTACCTTGTTTACAAAATCCCATGACTGCTGACCGATATAGAACTGGTGTTCTACATAAGATTCCCCATGCTTTTCTTCAACAAACTTATCCTTAAAATTTCGGCTATCATATGGAATCGTCCTTTTGTATTCAGAATAAACGATACCCAACTTTCCAAGTATGTATCGAATACGAGAAAGAATTTTCCGGTTGCATTCTGTTTGGTAAATAGAGATGGCATTAGTGTCTGTGTGGTAACACCCGTCTGCTATAATTATTCCCAACAATTCAGAGAATAGACACCCTATTTCAAGATTTCCATTGTATGAAGAAGCAAGAGGAAGAGTTGTTCTTCCGCTCCTTACTCTCCACGCATCCTTGTATTGCCAATAATCGTGTGAAGTGTAGTGGGTAGAAACCATATCTTTTGACCGTGTTCTAATTACATCTTTTGTTATGACATGGTGATTTGGCGTAAGGAGCTGGTCTGTGTTATGGTTGTTGATGTGTACCATTTCTCCATTATAAGGATAATTGAATACTTTTAAGCACTTGTTTTTGATGATGGTGTTTTTCAACAAATCCAAACTGTAAATATAGTCTCCGATAGAAATGTTGTCCTTGTTCCTCCAACCGTTAGAAGTAAGGATTTCTGTATCATCACTTAAACATCCAAAAACCCACATAATTTGATCTCGAATCTCAAACCCGGCATCTTCTATAGCACAAGCAATTCTATGGGATGTTCTTGCCCCACCAAACGAAAGAAGATAGCCACCAGGCTTTAATACACGAAAGCATTTCTCCCAAGTTTCTTTTTGAAACGCTACACCAGAATTATCCCAGTCTTTTCCCATAAAGCCAATCTCATAAGGAGGATCGGTTACAATGCTATCAAAATAATTATCTGGATATTCTTGTAATTCCTCTTGCATTTTTCCTAAACGCAATTCATACTTATCATTCTTATAGTAAACCATATAATTCCTCAAACTCTTCTTTCGTCAAATCGTTTACATCTTTTCCTTGTGGGATATTTAAGACACTAACCATTTTATAGGGCATACCTTTAATAAGTCTTTCTGTGCCTTTTCTTCCTGCTTCATCTCCGTCAAGAGCCAGTATAAAATTCCTTATTCCGCTTTTGTTTAGTGTTTCTATTTGCCACTGACTTCCTGTTCCAAATAGCGCAACTGCTTCATATCCCCATCCTACAAGAGTTAAGGCATTTATTACGCTCTCACAAACAAAAACCTCATTACCTTTTACATAGTCAAGTCCATAAATAGGTTTCGGGTTAATGACCGGTAAATCGAATCTTTTGTAAGACACTCTCCTTCTCGCCACAAATAGGCACTTCCCATTCACATAGACTGGAAATGTCAGACTATCTGTTTTAGGGTCATATCCAACTTCATACCTATCAATTACTTCATCCGTCAGTTTTCTTTGTGACATATACGGGTGATAATAATCGTACTGTTTTAATTCTTCAAGAGATACACCTGTAAATTCGTTCCAATTCCCTATTGGCTTGTCTTCTTCAATCTGCGGAACTTCTCTTAGTGTCTCAACAAGAGAATAGTCTGCAAACCCTAATAACCATTCCTTTGCTTTTCTATATGGGTAATTTAGAACATCAGCAATAAACCTTACAATCCCTGCTCGGTATCCGCAAGCAAAACAGTTTACTGTTCCTTTTGGAATATCTCCCTTATCTTCAAGGAGAACATCACAAGAGGGTGTATTTTCCCTGCCTCCCTTGTGAATTGGGCAACAAACTCTCGCATTGATTCCCTTATAGGTTATTTGAGTCAATTTTCCAGTATGTTCTACAATCGCCTGTTGTTGTAAATACTGTAAAATGTCTTTAATTGGGGTCTCAATTACTTTATTATCTACTATAAGCATTAGAACACACTATCCGACTTTCCACTATCATTATAACCAACGAGAACATCTTCCGTGTACTTACCACCAGTAGCATCCTTTTCCGTAGGGATAAAATTCAAAATTCCACGGTTAATGTCCCAACTGTAAGTAAGTTTATCCCCGGATTTTGCGTTTCTCGCTTTACCTACCGTGATAACGATATTGTCATTCTTCCTTTCAAAGAATAAGCAAGTGGTAGCATCCTGACCGATTCTATCACTTCCACCAATGTTTCTTGTACTCGGTCCATTCTCGCTTTCTTCTCTGTTCAACTGAGAGGCAATAAGAATTGGAATCTTTTTCAGGCGTTGTAGAGTTCTCAAATCTCTTGAAAGGTTAGCAAACTGCTCGATTGGGTTTCTCGCTTTTCTTTCATCATTCAAAAGGGAAATCTGGTCAACACAAAGCATTTGTAAATCATACTTCTCAATAAACGCTCTCAATTTTGTGACCGTAACATTCCCATCAAACATATCCGGCGTGATACAGTAAATGTGTCCGCTTACTTTTTTATTCAGCGTGTCAACATACCTCTTGTAATTCTCCTGGACATTGATGTTTCCATGAGTCAGAGATCCATTAGGGACATTCGACATAAATGTATCAAACCTATACCCAATCAAATCGGGTTCCATCTCACCGGAGTAATACCCAACTCTCAAACCAGTTTTGGCAGCTACCATGGCAAAGTAAACAGTAAACCAAGACTTGCCAATACCAGGTCTTGCACAAAGAACGGCAGTCTCATTCTTCATATCCCAACCACCGAGAATTTCATCCAGTTCTCTCAAACCAGTAGAAACATAGGAAGAACTCGGATTGTTTACCCTTTCAAGATATGCCTCGTATCTCTCCCCAACATCTGCCACCAGGTCAACACACTTAGTTTGCTTGGACTTAAGAAACTTCTGTGACAGTTCTGCCATTTTTTCAACGGCAACATCTGTCTTTTCGTCTTTGATTAAGGACCCAAGATTTTTGTACTCAACAATTAGGTCCCTATAAAGTTTTTGTTCGTTTAACTTCTCTACAAGGTATTCTTCTGGGTCTGTTACAGTAATCCACTCAAAATTATCGGGAAACTTCGCCTGGAAAGTCTCTTTTGAAGGTAACTGATTATACTTCTCAAAAAAATCACGAAGAAAAATAAACTGCTCTTTATAAACATTGAAATGCTCTTCTGTGATTCCATTTAAGATGATAATCGAAAAGGAGTTCTTCTGAAAGATATAATTAAGAACTTGGAGTTCAATCATTCCACCATAAACTGCGTTCATAGATTCACCCCTCGCTTATCTGTACCTTTCAACTCTACACAAATTGAACCCCCAATAATCCGGCTACTCAACCTTGAACCAAGTTTCTGCTCAATCTGCTCCAAAGCATAGTTAGATGTAAAGATGTTTGATTTCCCTACTGCAATTCTACCGCCGATTACATTCAATAGGAAGTCGTGTTCAAATGTGGTTAGTTCCTTGTAATTCAATTCATCCCACACAACAATATCAGCGTTCTCCACAACAGAATTTACATACTGAAAATACTCATTCTCCTTTGAAATGTTTTCTTTCATTGAGGACATAAGTTTTGGGAGAGA